CTCCTAAAATTAAAAAGAAGATTGGAAGACCTAAAGGATCTACTAAAGCTTCCTTCTCTGTTGTAAAGCGCCTTAAAGTGTTGAAGGACATAGCTTTAGACATTAAGAGCGAGAGGCGAGTACAATTAGCAGCCATAGATCTTTACACTAAAATCTCGGGGGACGCTGTGAAGATCCAAGAGAATCCTGATGACGGAAGCATTATAGGCATTGAATTTGTGAAGGTTACAAAGAATATAACCGAACCTCCTGTAAATAAAATTGTTACCTCATCTCCCATCATAAAAGAAGAACCATTAACCCATGCCGAAAAGCCGATCACCAAGCCACCTGACACTTCACTAAAAATTGAAGTGGGTATTGATCCTAATAATACACCACTCAATATTGACGATCTATGACCATTAAAAAAATAACCCGAACCATACAATTACTGCCTAAACAATATGACTTCATACATTCCACCAAGAGAGAAGTATTATTTAGTGGTGGTTATGGAAGTTCTAAAACTACGTCCGGTTGTTATGCTGCATTCCGTCAAGCTGTAATTCCGAACAATCTTGTTGTCATTGTTCGCAAGACCTTAACTTCACTAAAAAGATCCACGTTATTAACTCTTGTTGGCGGTACAAATCCAGTGTTGCCAAGAGGATCGTATAACTATATTAAATCAGAAGGCATAATAAAAATAAATAATGGTGGCGCAATTTATATTCTTGGATTGGATGATGAGACACGAATAAGATCCATGAATGTTGGGTGTATTTTTGTGGACGAGATGACAGAACTAACCGAATCAGAATACATGGAATTGTTCTATAGATTGCGATTAGATGCAGGATCACGACAAATATTCAGCGCAACTAATCCCGCCGGTCCTTCTCATTGGGCCTATAAAAGATTTTTTATGGAGAAGAGTAATGATCGTGAAGTTATAACAACATCATCTCTTGAGAATACACACTTGCCACAAGATTACATTGATTCCTTAAAACAGATGGAAGGAACTTTATACAAAAGGTACGTGTCGGGCGAATGGGTTGCATTAGACGATCTGGTGTTCTCTAACTTTAATCGAGAGGTGCATGTTAAAAAGATTGACAAGGATGAGAAGTACGAAGAATACTTTTTGGGAATCGATTATGGTCAGACGCATCCTTCTGCATTACTTCTGGTGGGCAAGACTCGTGATCGATTATTTGTGCTGGAGGAGTATTGTAAACAAGATCCATCCATAGACAAGTTGCGAGAGTTAATACGCAAGGTTCATGAACGTTACCCGAATTGCACGTTACTATATGATCCAAGCGCAAAGATTTTATACAACGATTTAAATAATATTGGGATTACACTAAAAAAAGCAAATAACGATGTGGCGGTTGGTATTAACAGGATTCGCACCAAGTTGAATGTGCGCAATGATTCTACCGACATTGTAATTAATTCTTCATGCACTAACCTGATTCGGGAGTTCGAGAATTACCAGTATAAGCCTGACTCTGAATCTGTTAAAAAAATAAATGATGATTGTCTAGATTGTCTCAGGTATGTAACGAATGAAGTAGAAGATTTAAAGGCTGGTTTTATTTACCCTCAAATTTATAATCCAGACGAAGGTGACGATGAGCAGGAAGACGACACTTTTGTAGAGAATAATGAATATATGCACAGTGTATTCCGATCAGTCTAGCAAGGGGATTTTATGGCCAGAACAAAAGGTAGCAAGAATAAAGTCAGCGCAGAATCCAAGTCCATGCCATATGTCTTTAATCAGTACCAGAATTTAGTGTTCGCACCTAAAGTTATAAACAATTCTCCGATTGCACTTATTCAGTTAAACAAGGGATTCGTAGGTATTTGCAACTCCAAGAACGCATCCTCGCTTGCTTCTACTCCTTTACGTCTGTTCGCCGTAAAGAATAATAAAAATACGAAGTTCTTATATCCAACACGAGAACTTAGTAAAAAGCAAATTGAGAACATACAGCTTGAGAGTCATTCGATGGTGGTAAAGAATGCGCAGAACATTGTAGAGATTGTTGACCATCCAGTATTCGAGTGCCTGAACAATGTAAATGGTGACGGCGATCTGAATTATTATGACCTGATGGAGATTACAGCCGGATATTTGGGACTGGTTGGTAATTCGTATTGGCAGATTATAAAGAATAATGGAACACCGATTGGAATTAATGTATTGCCGTCTGAGTTTACTTCTGTTCAACTTGACTCGGAATTAAAGATTGCCGGATATAGTGTAACTCATGCGCCTAATAACAGTGTCAATTACGAAGCAGAAGATGTCATTCACTTTTTAAATATTGCACCGGGAGTATTCTGGAAGTTTGCGAATAGGAATACTCGAACCGGATTGTATGGAATGGGAGACTTGGAATATATATTGGACGAAGTTTACCTTTACAATTCCATTAATGATTACCTGAGATCCTTAACCGAGAACAACGCCATACCTGCTGGAATTGTTAAATACAAGAATGGGCGATTAGACAAGAACACAATGGAAGATGTACAGAAGCAATGGAATAAAGTATTGCGCGGTTGGAAGAATGCGGGCAAGACGAAGATTATGGATCAGGACTTTGAGTGGCTTCCGTTGTCTATAGCGCCTAAAGACCTTGATTTTCCGGAAGGCCGTAAGTTCTTGATGAATGTTATTGCGAATGGATTTGGAATACCGATTGATTTACTTACCACCGAAAATTCAAATAAAGCAAGTTCGTCCACGGCCATACATAACTACATGCGATTCACTATTAAGCCTAAGTTGCGTCGGATTGAAGAGCGACTCAACTCTCACTTAATGCCGATGTTCGATGACAAGTTATTTTTAAAGTTCGATGAATGCGTACCTGCCGATCAACAACTGGCAATGCAACAAGAGAATAATGACCTGAAGAATGGTGTCATAACAGTAAATGAAGTTCGCGCACTTAGAGGACTTCAACCAGTAGCGTGGGGCAATCTCCCGTATATACCGGCAAAGGAAGAGATTGACATTAACGGGAAGAAGCCTAAAGAAGAGATTGACAAAGAGGAATAAGGGGTAAGCATGAAGACAGAACTAGCCAGCGACAAGTTAATTCCATTCCTGAGCGAGAAGTTTAAGACGGAACTTAAATATAATCCGAAGTCTGTTATTGAACGCAAGGAAGTATTCATCAATAAGGTTACATCTGTTGACAAAGATGGAACTTGCGAATGTATTATAACCACGGAAGAGCCTGATCGCATGGGTGACATTGTAATCAGTTCCGGTATTGACACAACTGAATTTAAAAAGATTCCTTCCGTGTACATTAATCATAACTATGCTGCACTTCCGGTTGCTACATGTGAAGAGTTAATGCATAAGGACAAATCGATTCACGCAAAGATCAGGTTCGTTACCACTGTTCCTGCCATTAAAAATATATTCGAATTAGTAAAAGCCGGTGCGTTACGTGGAGTCAGCATTGGATTTGAAGCGAAGAATGCATTAATGCGTGGAACTAAGGAATTTGACGAATATATTAAAACATTGGAACTGGGAGAGAAGTTGGCAGAGAAGGTACGTAGAATATTTACGAAGTGGAGTCTGTATGAATTCAGTGTGTGTTCTGTACCTGCTAATAGTGGCTGTTATGTTAAATCACTTATTGATGCTAAACAAGAAGTTAGTCCTGACTTGGCTAAAATCCTTGGCCTTGAACCTGTGGAAGAAGTTAAAGAAGAAGTAAAGGCCGAAGTAAAGACCGAAGTTGTTGAAGAAGTTAAGACCGAAGTTAAAGAAGAAGTTAAGACTGAAGTTAAAGCAGAAGTTAAGACCGAAGTTAAGACCGAAGTTAAAGAAGAAGTTGAAGTGGAAGTAGAATTAGAAGAAGTGTTGAAGGAAGACGCAATTAAAGAACCAGATGAATTCAAGGATGCTGATGAATTCGACATTGTACTTAAACCATTCCCCGGTTACCACGCAAGCAGACAACGTGATCCTGATGATTTTGAGAAGGGAAGTTTCCGTTACTTAAAAGACAAAGGTGGTAAAGGTGTAGACTTTATTGTTGGCAGGTTGAAGGGACAGGACACGCTTACACTGCAATCCATTCGCTTCGACAAGGATTCTTTTAGCGCAGAAGAAGCTAAAAAGTGGTGTAAAGATCATGGGTATAAAGACAATGTAGAAGCAGCTAAGTCTATAGAACCGGAAGTAGTTAAGACCAAGGAACCGTTAAAATATTGGACGGTTGTGCGCACTCCGGAAGATGTAGAGGAATATATTGGTAAGGTCGTAGAAGCAAAACGTAGTGGTAAGTTGGACATTGAGTGGTAGGAACGCAATAATATTTTAGAGAATAATTTTAATGAAGGCCGATTGTAACCCGTAACAGGGAACGAAGCTAAGGGAGTTAAACCAATATGAAGATCAAGTTACTCGAAGATGT